ATATATCCGTAGTTATTTTTATTTAAAATAGCAATTACAGTATTCCTTACAGAGTTTATCATACTACAAAGATAATAAAAAAAAAGGCACTCTATTAAAGTGCCTCTTTGTTTTTAAATTAATTAGTATTATGCAAATGTTATACTAGTAATTAATTGTTGCGTAGCTCCAACCATTGGTAATGCAGGAACAATAATTGCAATAGGATTAGATGCTCCACTATTAGCAGAAGCTAATGCATCAATAACAGCCTTATGAGACGCATAAGTAGCATCAGCAGTAGTAAACGTAATTGTAATTAAATCAGATGCTGCATGTGCTGCATAAGCGTGAAACGTCAACGTGCTAGTACTAGCAAATGTGATAAAATAATCAGCGTTAGCTGAGAATAATGTTTTTACTAAAGAATTAGCTGCTCCAATAGTAAATTGTAAGAATTTTCTGTTCATTTTAAAATGTTTTAGTTGTTAATAACAATGCAAATATAGCAATTATTTTAGACTTATTTCTAAGAACTTCAAAACCTCAAGACCATCATCTGACTTCAAGAATAAAGCAACTGTTTCATAAGGGTCTTCACCAAATGGTATGCCCATCATTTTCTTCTTATTGCTCTTTGTATTAAACCATACTTCTCTTTGCCCATTTCTAAATTGCAATAAATTATGAGCAAAAAATAATTGCACATTTGATTGTAATTTAAGTAAAGGGTCATTAAGTATTTCTAAAAATGACCTAGGTTCTTTTTTAGCATAAATTAATACATCTCTACGCAACTCTGCAGTTGATACATTTGTAACATCTTTTTGAAACATTACTCTACTCACTACTTCAAGTTGCTCAATGCTTAATTGTCTTGCTTCAATTAATGCGTCTACTTCAAAGTTTAAATCTTCAACTTCTTGTGCGGCATCTACTGTCTTATCTACTTCTACAAAAGAATGTCCATTTAATGGATGATAATGTAAAAATTGTTGTAGTACAGGATTTGTTCTTGGAACAGATAAAAATCCATCATCAAAGATAATTGGTTCAAGAAGGAAATTTCCATCTTGCTCATCTTCAAATGGTGATTTTTGATTTCTTGCGTATCGCAAAGCTCTGTTCATGTTTTGTTCTTCATCAAAATGCATGAGAGGAAATCTAGTTGTGTTTCTAGATGGCAACGTAAAAGAAATTGGCGTTGCGTTACTTTTTAATTTGTAGGTCTTATCTACTGATGTTGTGTTTTTTTTCATTTTATTTAATTTAAGTTGTTACTAAAAAAATAGAGAGGGACACTGATGTCCCTCTCTTTATTTAATCATTTGTTATTATACTCCGTAACGGAATAATACAAAGTTATTCGCACCTAAAGTACAAACAGCACGCTCAGATAAGAAGTTAACCTCCATTGCATCTAAGTCACTAGTTTGAGCACCTCCGGCAGAACCTGTCATCCAAGTTTTGTATTTTCTATCTTCTGCTTGAGAAGCACGGTATCTAACGTGTAAGAAAGGTCGCTTTGCATTTTTACCCATAACTTGGTCATACACATTTGTAGAACCTGCAGGAACAAGTAATCCTGTTACAGTACCTGTTGAAGTTGCAGTTGTAGGCATACCTCCACGCATTGTTGGGTCATTTAAGTATTTCCAATCAGTCTTGTAGAAATCATAACCTCTACGGAATCCTGTAAATCCTAAGTTTAACGCCATGTCTTTGTCATTGTCAAATAGACCATAAGAAGTACCACCTGCTCCATAAGAGTTTTGTGCTGCTAACATATCGTCAATGTCAAATCCAAAATCACGATTAACAAATACTACGTTTTCTTCAATAGCACCTTGCTTATCTAAACGAGATATAACAGTGTCCCAATCAGAAAGAGATTGTGGATTACCACCACCCCATACGTTTCCACGAGAATTTACTACATAAAAAATACCTTCTGAACCTTTATTACCGGCTGAAGTAAATGTTGCTTGAGTAGCTACACCTGAACCTGCTCCTGCAGGAATTGCCTCAACCATTGCAGTTTCAAGATAGTCTTCAAAACGTAAACGAGTTTCATGCTCTGATTTCAAGTACCAAAGATATCCTGAAGCACCATTCTCAGTAGTTACTTCAACCCAACCAATTTGAGCCATGTCTGAACCATTTACTGCATACTTATCTTTGATGATAATTGGAGAATTTTCAAAGATAGTATCTTCAGCTTCCAATGAACCTGACATACCATTTGTTCCTTTTTTAAATTCTGAACCATATACCCAAATAGAACAAACTGCTGCTGCAGCAAAAGTTTGACCACCTGTTTCGTAATAAGCTATTGTAATAGTGTAAGTAGGACCTGCTCCTGCAGGTGCTACAATAACAATTCCTTTATTTGATAATCCCGTAGCATTATCAGTAACCATAACTGTTTGACCTAAACGAATTGCAATAGTGTTTCCTGAAGTAATTGTAGCATCTGTAATTGTAAATATAGATGTATTAGCAGCAGCAGCAGCAGTTGCAACACAATTTGTATATTTTGTGTGTAAACGACCTTGCTCTGCCCATTTAATTAAATCGGAATTTGACGGCATCTCTGCTCCTACCATACGCAAGAATGAAGATACTGTACGATTACCATAACGCTCAAATTCTTTCTCATATGTATCAGGAAGATACTGAGTTAAGAAGTTGAAGTTAGTAATGTAGTTTGTTGATAATGGAACTTGCTCCGAACTAGGAGTAAGACCAAAAGTTGGTGTTGCTAAAATTGACATTTTTTTTGTTTTTAGTTTTTAAATTCTTTTCATACTTCTAATTTTTAGTCCGCTTCCGGATTCAGGGCTTAGAGATTTGACCTGCATTCCATCAACCCTATTACTAGCTTCAGATACTTTACGTTCAGACATGTTTATATTTTTAATCTTACTTGTAACATCTTCTGTCGCATCTGCTTGACCTTGTTCATAAAAGAACTTGGCAAACTTGTCAGGGTTCATAGCCATGGCTAACGATTTATGATATCCTTGTGCGTCTTTCATTAAACCATTTTCATCTAAAAACTTATTTATAAAGTTTTGTGGTGATGAATGATTTTTTTTAATTTCGCTTAGATTACCGGGAGAAAATGAAAGTTTTTTATCGTTTATGTTGAAATCAAAACCTTTGAAATCATCGTTTAAAACTTCATTTGTCTTTTGGTCGAACCATTCTCGCTTACGCTTGTTTGATTCATCAATAGTCGCTGCTTCTTTTGTGTATTGTTTGTATGCCTCGAATACTTCCTTTTCTTCATCCGGAACATCTAAACCCCTTGACTCAAGAGGTGCAGAGTATTGTTCTTTTTGTTGATTGAAGTATTTCTTAGCTTCTCCAATAGCCTTTTTCTTTGCAATCTTTGTTTTCTTAATAAAAGAATCATCATCTAAATCTTCATCGAAATAATAATCTTCCATTAATGCATCTATATCATCTGAATCCAAATCTGAATTTGTAGAATGTAGATATTCTTTTAATAGGTCATCAGAATCCATAGTGTCAAAATCCTTATTTAACTTTATGTAATCTTCAAACCCTCTTCCTGTGTCCTTCTTATATTTCATATAAGCAGCAACATCGGAAGGAATTTCTTCTGTGATATTTCTTTCAGTCATTAATTCATCAAATGAACTAATTTCTTTATTATATCTTTTTCCAATATATGAAAGAACTCTTTCTTCGCTTAATTCTTCTTCAGGTTGAAACTCCTGTTCTTGCTCTTGCTCTTGCGGTTCAAAATTATCATCTGTAGATAATAACTCTTCGTGCTTTGTAAGTAATTCTTCTTCTAATTGAGCAACTCCTTTTTCTTCTGCTCCGTCTATCAATCTAACTTTCATTTCCATTTTATTTGATTTTATTTTTTACAAAGTTATACAAAAAAATTTAATATTTTAACGAGGTGAAAATTCTCCCATATCAAATCCATCTAAACTATCTTCATTTGACTCAAAAGTCATAGGTTTGCTTTGAGGGACATTAAATCCATCTATATCATCTTCACTGTTTTGGAAGTCTATAGGAGATAGATTATTCTTTCTTTGATTTATTAATTTTGATTGTTCAGTATTTTGTTGGCTTATTCTTTTTGCTTTAGCGTCTTCTCTTTCATTCTCTCTAGTCTTCAAGTTGTTTTGCTGTAAGCCACCTAATTGCATATTGTAGTCAAACTCTACTGCCATTAATTCTTTTTTGAGTTGAGCTTCTGCTGTTAATTGTTGAATATTAAATTGAACTTCAGCTTGTTTTAATTTTAACTTAGCATCAGATTCCATTTGTATTTTTTGCATCGCAGTTTGCATTGCCATTTCTTGAGACTTTAATTGCTGCTGCGCTTGCATTGCTTGCATTTGCATTTTATTTTGGTCTTCCCTGTCTTGCTTCTGACTTCTCTTCATCTTCAACAATTGATTTGCAAGTTTAAGATTTTTTAACTCACGAATATCAATAGCATCTTCAAGATTTATATCACCTTTAGATAAAGCCATTTGTATGTTTGCTTCAAGCTGTGCTTTTTGTTCTTCATCAGGAGATACTTCAATAAAAATTCCAAAGTCATAAATATATAAATCAGAAATATCATTTAATATTGAAACATTATACTTCCCAATTTTATTTGCAAAATCATCTTTAAAGTCTGCATATTGTAAAATATCTCCCACTCTATATGTTAATGCTTCTGCTAAACTCCTGTATATATATAGACCACCATCAAGAATATGTCTTGTTGCTGTATTTGAATTTAATGCCGCTAATTTCTGAACGCCTACTAATGAATTAGGATCAGGTGTACTTCCATCTCTTGCTTCATTCAATCCTGTTACAGACCTAATCATATCCATATAATGGTTGTAATTAGATATTAACATTTGGGTTTTACTTAACCCTGAATTTGAAGTTAATTGAGTAATAGGAACTTTTGCATTGTTAAAGTCACCCTCTTGAGTATAACTTCTTCCAATAACACTACCTGTTTGAAAATATAATCTTAATGCATCTTCAGGGTTGTATGCAGCACCTGTTCCCAAGTCTACTTCATTTAATCCGTCAGCATCAATAAAAACACCATCAGGGACAACTCTTGCAATTACTTGCTGTAGCTTTAAATGCGTTATTTGTATTAAATCAGTAAATGGTATCATTCGTCTAACTAAAGACTCTATGTTACCTTTATACATTCTTGGAGCATTAGCAACATAATTTGGCAATGCATGTTGAGATGTTGATTTTGGTCTTACCATGTTTTCAGCCATCTCCCACTTAATAATAATGTTTGTTCCCATTACCATTATTCCATCATACCAAACATCAATAGTCTTTTCGATTTTGACAAAGTTATTTTCCTCCATCATTTCTACAGGTGGATTAAACGTATCGTCTTTTTCAATAACCCTTGAGCCACCACCTTCTAAAAGTTTTTTCTTATATACTACTTTTTTTGTTGTTTTATAATTAAAATAAAGCAACGTACAAGTGTCTTTAGAAAATAAACTATTCTCGTAAAATTGAGATACATTATAATAGTCATACCATCCTTGACTGCTTTTAGATATTCTCTCTAGCTCTTCTTTTTTTATTGATGGTTTAATTTTTAATAATTCTGTAATAGGAAGAGTTTTAATTTCTCCCCAATAAAAACAATCATCAAAAGTTGGTGACTCAGTATAACTATAAACAACATTTGCAGGGTCTACATATGAAATAGAAACACCTGAGCCCAATAAGAACTCATGCTTTGCTATACCTATACCTATTACTGTTAAGTCATAATCTATTCTTTGTCTAATATCTTGATAATGGTTTTCATCAAAGATTGTATTAATAGCTTCTTCTTCAGCAATCTCAATAGCAGGTTTATAATTTAACTGCATATAAAGCATTAACTCCTCATCTGATTTAGGTAAATCTTCAGGGGGCATAATGAATGGATTAACTCCTGTTTTCTGTTGAATCATTTCAAGTGGAGCTTTTGCTACCATTTGACCTTCAACCATATCTTGGAATCTACTTCTTTTTTGTTGCGACATTGCATCTTGAGAATATGCCTTAACTTTAAAAAGTCTACTTGACATACCATTAACTACAATATCTACAAACTTTGGAAGAATAGGAACAGGTGTCCAATCTAAATTTAGATAAGATAAATCACCATCTATTGCTAATTCATTTTTGTATTTTGCAATAGACTGTTCTCCACGAGCATACAATCTGAGTCTATGAAAATCTCTCCATTGACTGTAAAATCTACACGACCCTCCATCTTTTCTAAACCATTCATATTGAATAGCTTGTCCAACTTGTAGGCCAAATTTTTCTGTTGCTTTTTCGCTGTCTGTTGCTAACTGACTTGGGAATGAAGCAGATGTTATGTCTATTATCGTATCTTTCATTCAATTAATTGACTTGTGTTTCCATCATTACTATATCTTGCAAAGTTAATGCTAATTTTTGATTCTTTTTTCTCAGGTATATATATATGTTTTTGATTAGCCATTATAGCTAATCCTGAGCTAATTGAAGCGTCAAATTTAGTTCTATCGTTTATATCAAATTTAGCCCAATCCTCTAATGTTCTTGT